CGTCACGCCGGCACCGACGCGGCGCACGTTTATGGGGGTCTGATGGCGGTCCTGACGGCTTGGGCCGAGATGCGCGGTGTGCCGTATCAGGGCGTCCCGGTTGGCACCATCAAGAAACACGCCACCGGCAAGGGAAATGCGAACAAGCAGGCAATGATCGATGCCGCCAGGGAACGCGGATTTGACCCCAAAGATGACAACGAGGCCGATGCCATAGCGATCTTGTCCTGGGCGATCGAAACCGGCGGAGGTGTCGCGTGAAAAGCATGAGTTTTACGCCCCGCGGTTACGGTGGCGATCGGCGTGGCGCGGAGAAAGTCAAGAAAGACGGCTGGAAGGAACAGGGCCTGTTCGCTGTGACGCTCGATGATCAGCGGCTCACTTGGCCCGAACGGGAACTCGTGCGCCAGCTTGGCGAGAAACTTTACGGCAAACGAAAGGAGGTGCGCGATGACTGACTGGACCATTGACCGGGTGAAAGACCGGCTGGAACTGGCGGCCGAGGTCATGCGGCAAGCCCCGGGTGTGAAACCGCAAGGGTATTTCAGCGCTTGGCCGGAATACTTCCACAGCTTTGCCGACAAGGTCGGGCAGAAACCAAGGATGCGCCGGCCGCTGCCCAGCCCGCGCATGATCACCGAAGCCGATGAGGCCATGCTGTGGCTGCGCTGGCTTGAGATGGACGATGCCAAGCTGCTGTGGCTCCGCGCCAATCGAACGCCGTGGAAACCGATCTGCTGGCAGTTTGGCCTGTCGCGCCAGCACGCCAACAAGCGCTGGCAATACGGTCTTGCGGTCATTGTCTGGCGCTTGCGCGGCAAGGACCTGCCAAGGCGGCGGTCGATGGACTATGTGATTGGTAAGGCGAAGGTGGCACGGCGAACGTTTCGTTTGCCGGGTGGGATTTGAGAGGACAGGTCCTTCCCGATTATTTATCAATTGCCCAGAAATGGCCCTATTGCCGTCAAATCGTGGACAATTACGCTTGACAGAAAGTGAGGGCAGGCAACAAAAGCCCGCCTCGGCTCAATGTCGAAGCAAAAAAGGGTTGTTGATCTATATGGTGGAAAAGGTGGGGACCAATATTCACCATAGCGTTTGAATTCCCCGCTGGCTTCGGTCGGCGGGGTTTTCGCTGTCAGTTTAGGGCATTTTCAAACTTTGGCTGTCTGCTTCGTAGATAGCATTTGGCCATAAATGAACTAGAAGCAATCCAAGGCGCGTAGATTGCAAAAACCGTGAATTGCCCTGAAATAGTCATCTTGCTGCCGAACCAAAAGCTTGTTTCCTCGCCACAAGGGGCAGGTAGCTAATCAACAGCTCACCTCGGCGCCACGTTTAATCAGCCCCCACCCAGATATGTGGCGCCGAGGTACTACAAAAGAGTGGTTGGCTTATATGGTGGGAAAGGTGGGGCCAAATCTTCCAAGAGCCCTGAACGCCCCGCTGGCTTTTGCTGGCGGGGTTTTCGCCATTCCCGGTTGGATATTTTGAACCATAACTTGAACTCATCGCGCCCAATTCCTGTCAAGAAAAATCGCCCTCGCGTTACAATTTTCAAGGTTACACCGAAACCAATGACAGGGGGGATTTGGGGGCCTATAACATCCCTACGGTCGCAAGTGATGGGGCCGGAACGGGTGATGAAAAGGAACGGTTTGGGCGAAGGAAAGCAACGCGAAGAACATTAAGAACACCTGCTAATCCCTTGATATTGTACGGGTCCTTCCGGACGTAAAATGTATACGGGGGGGCTAGGCGCGCAAGTTCTCTAGCGACAGGGTGATTTTTTTGGGAAGCCACCTTGGAATCCAGAAGCCACCTACGGCCACAATAAACATCAATAAAACAAAGCATTAGCCACCTGCGCAGGTGGATTTTTTACTGGATTCCGGCTGGATTTTCGGGGTCCAAAAAATCCACTTGGAGTCCACCTTGAAATCCAGGCGGGAATCCACGGCAGCCAACCAACAACAGTCAGAAGAACCTTCATGAACCTCAGTTTCGCCCCGGATGCGATCGAGCAACGACCGCTCGAGAGCCTGCAACCCTATGTCAAAAATGCCAAGATGCACGGTGCGGATCAGGTGGCAAAGATTGCCGCCAGCATGGCCGAGTTCGGCTGGACCGTGCCCTGCCTTGTGGCCGAGGATGGCGAGTTGATTGCAGGCCACGGCCGGGTGTTGGCGGCTGAAATGCTCGGCTTGACCGAAGCACCGGTGATTGTGCTGGACCATCTCACGGACGAGCAACGCCGCGCGTACCGGATTGCGGACAACAAACTGACAGAACTCGGGGAGTGGGATAACGCCGTCCTGTCCGAGGAGCTTCAATTGCTGGCGGCCGAAGAATTTGATCTGTCACTGATCGGGTTTGATGACGCCGAACTGGATGCGCTGTTGTCCGGGCTTGATGAAGAAACCGATACCGAAGGCGAGGATGACATTCGCGAGCCCCCCGAGGATCCGGTCAGCCGACCGGGGGACCTTTGGACTTTGGGAAACCATCGCCTGCTGTGCGGTGACGCCACCGTGGCCACCGATGTCGAGCGGCTGCTGGGTGAGGTGAAACCGCTGCTTATGGTCACAGATCCACCCTATGGCGTGGAATACGATCCCGGCTGGCGTAACAAGACCGGGGCATCGGCGACCAAGCGCACCGGCAAGGTGCTGAACGATGACCGCGCCAATTGGCGTGAGGCTTGGACACTGTTTCCGGGCGACGTCGCCTACGTTTGGCATGGCGCATTGCACGCGGGCGAGGTCGCTGAAAGCCTCGAGGTTTCGGGGTTCAAGATCCGCTCGCAGATCATCTGGGCGAAAGACCGGTTGGTGTTGAGCCGCGGTGATTATCACTGGCAACATGAACCCTGCCTCTACGCCGTCAAAAAAACCGGCAAGGGCCACTGGACCGGGGATCGCAAGCAAACCACGCTCTGGCAGATTGCCAACAAGGATCAGGATGCCGATACGGTACACGGCACTCAAAAGCCGGTGGAATGTATGCGTCGCCCGATCTTGAACAATTCCAGTCCCGGTCAGGCGATTTACGAGCCGTTCATGGGCTCCGGCACCACGCTGATCGCAGCAGAAACCACCGGACGGGTTTGCCTCGGGATCGAACTTAACCCGGCCTACGTCGATGTGGCGGTCGATCGCTGGCAACAGTTCACGGGGCAAGATGCGGTGCTGGAGCGCGACGGGCGCAGTTTTGATGAGATCAAAACCGGGCGCGAGGCGGCATGAAACAGAGCCGTCTGATGTCACTGATCGAGGCGGTCGCCAATGTCGTGGTTGGTTACGGTGTCGCCGTCATCACGCAAATGCTGGTGTTTCCGGTGTTTGGTTTGCACACAACGTTGGCGCAAAACCTGAAACTTGGCTTGGTCTTCACCACCGTGAGCATAGCCAGATCGTTCACGCTGCGGCGGATTTTCGAGGCGATCAGGGTTGGCATCGGTGAACGAAAAACCACCGCCCCAATGGAACGGCGGCGATAATGGATGGTGCCAATCAGGAGGCGACTTTGTAAACGCGGTCTTTACCATCAACCTTTTCCGAGGTGATGGTCAGGCCAAGCCGTTTCTTGATCACGCCGGAAATCGCGCCGCGTGCGCTGTGGGCCTTCCAGCCGGTGGCCTTGGTGATCTCGGCAATCGTTGCGCCATCGGGGGCTTTGAGCATATCGATCAACATGGCCTGTTTGGTGCCCGTGCGGGTTTTCGGCTTTGGCGTGGCCGGATCGGGCTGCGGCGAAACCGGCTCTACCCCGATGGCCTCGAGCCCTGCGTCGGTAATAACCAGCGTAGTACCATGACCGTCACCGGTCTTGCGCCACAAGGGCTCGCCGTTGCGGATGTCTGCCTCGACCTCGTCCAAGAGGCCCCGCTTGATCAGCGGCACGATCACCTTGTTGGCGGCCCCGCCGCGCAGACGATCGGGCAGCGGCAGGGCAATTCGGTCGTCCTGTTGGGATGCGCGCGATAGAATGAGGGTTTGGGTTTCGCTGAGTTTGGTCATGTTGGTCTCCGGCTTTTGAGCCTGCTGATTGCACGCCCTTCTACCGACCCAAGCCCCGCGCTTGGCAGGGCGGGCGGGAACGCGGGCGGGCTATTCGGCGTATTCGCCTTCCTGAAAGGCTTGGTCGGTGATCTCGCGCAGGTTCTTTGATATGTCGGCCAGATCGCCCGCATGCCCCCAGTTGATTTCTCCGGGGCTGGCGTGGAAATGTTCGTCGCTCAGAGCCTGCAGGAGGGCGAGCATGGTGTCGATTTCCGCCTTGCGGGTCAGGAAGGCGGCAAGGGCCTTGTCGTTGTTGCGGGTCTTGGTTGTCATGATTTTGCGTCCTTGATTGCATCGTTTCGGTGTAATCAGTTTCGCTCTGATCGGGGTGCTTATCCAGTAAAAGCGCAGTAACAAGAGTGCTTTATCGTGGCGGAGATGATTGTAAATGCGAGGGATGAGTGAACGCGCTAACGCCGCCCACGCGGGTCTGTCGCGGGGCGCAATCCAGAAGGCCAAGACGGCCGGTCGGTTGGTGCTGTTTGACGATGGTTCGATCGATGCCGCGGCGTCCGACAAAAAGCGCGCGGCGACAACCGACCCATCAAAACAACGCGACACCGCAAAGGCAAAACTAAAGCCAGTGCCCGACGCGGCGCTGTCCGCCGTGGGAGAAACCCTGCGTGAACAGGGGCTCTCGGCTCCGGCCACCGGTGGCAACACCACGTTCCTGCAGGCCAAGACCGCCAACGAAGTTCTGAAGGCACAGGAGCGGCGGTTGAAGCTGCAAAAGATGAAGGGCGAATTGGTTGATGCGGCCCGCGCCACGGCGCTGGTGTTCCGGTTGGCGCGCGAGGAGCGGGATGCTTGGATCAATTGGCCCGCACGGGCGGCGGCGCTGATGGCAGCGGAATTATCGACGGCACTTTCGGACGCCGGACAAGACGTAACGCTGGAGACAAGTCTGATGCAGAAAATCCTTGAGGCCCATGTGCGCGCGCAGTTGTCAGAACTGGGACAGAATGTCCGGTTTGACCTCACGTGACGGGGTGCAGACAGGTGAGGCTTTTACCGGGGATCAGGATTTACTGCGCGCTTGGGCTGAGGGGGTTACACCTGATGCCGATCTGACGGTGTCTGAGTGGGCCGATCAATACCGCATGCTGGCCTCGCGCGCCTCGGCCGAGCCCGGGCGTTACCGCACCAGCCGCACGCCGTACATGCGCGAGATCATGGATGCGCTATCGCCCAACCATACGGCCCAGCGGGTCGTGTTCATGAAGGCAGCCCAGGTCGGTGCGACCGAAGCGGGCAATAATATGATCGGCTTTGTGATCGCCCACGCCCCGGGGCCGATGCTTGCGGTGCAGCCGACCGTGGAGCTGGCGAAACGAAACTCGCGCCAACGCATCGATCCGTTGATCGAGGAAAGCGCGGTGCTTCGAGACAAGGTCCGCCCGTCCCGGTCGCGCGACGCGGGCAA